CCCTTCTCGTTGCGTGTGCGGGTCACAGGCTACTCAAAGGATGCCGCCGTCGCGGCACGCCTCGTCGTAATTGATGCAAATGCCTACGCGTTCCTTGTTCCCGGCTTTGCTGACCTCGATTTGAGCGACGCCGTATTCGCCTCTGGCGAGCATGGTTTGGAACTCGCGCCGGTAGAGCGGGACGCGCTGCTGTTCCATGCGTCCGATGATGGTGCCGTCGCCGGCACGGGCAACGATGTGGTCGCCGTCTAGGTCAAGTCGGACTGTGGCGTGGTGTCCGGTTTTGTCGGCGGGTTTGGTTTGGCGGACCCAGTTGAGGTAGTCGGGGTCTACGTCTTGCATCGGGATGCAGGCCCCGGTTTTGAGTGTGCGCGGTTTGGTCGCGGTCTTGGTTTTGCCCCCGAAGATTCCCATTGCTCCAATGTATTCCTGCGCCCCTGGAGTGTCCATGTTTGTCTGGAGTTGTTGTGCCCGGTAGGGGTCCAGCGCCGAAGCGTGAGCGAGTGCGCCCGAATGACACGGCTCGGCGTGAGGCTGAGTTCACGCGGGTGGCTGATGATGGTCTGTTGCGTGGACCGGATTTGCCGGATATGCCGTGGCATGACCGGACGGTGGCGTGGTGGGCGACGTGGCGCCGGTCTCCGCTGGCGCAGACGTTTACGGCGACGGACTGGGACTTTCTGTTGGACACGGCACTGCTGCACAACGAGCTGTGGTCGGGGAACCCGGGCGTGGCTGGGGAGCTGCGCCTGCGGGTGGCGAAGTTTGGCGCTTCGCCAGAGGATCGCCTGCGGTTGAAGGTTGACATCTCGGATGAGGTGGCTGCTGCCAAGGTTGAGCCGCGGGTGAATGCGGAGCGGAAGGCCCGCCTTGTCGCTGTCGCCAACGCATAGTCTCGGCTTTCAACTTCTGGATTGGTGTGAGCATTATCTGGTCCATGGGCCGGGTGATGTGGAGGGCGATCCGGTCCTGATTGACGACGAGTTCGCATCGTTTGTGTTGCGGTGTTACGAGGTTGACTCGTCGGGTTCCCGAGTGGTGCGTCGAGCGGTGATGTCCCGCCCGAAGGGTCGGGCGAAGTCAGAGCTGGCCGCGTTCCTTGCGATTGCGGAAGCGATTGGCCCGGTGCGGTTTTCGCATTTCGCTGTGGCTGGCGAGGTGTCGCCGTGGGGCTATGTCTTTGATGAGGGTGAGCCTGTCGGCCAGCCGGTGAAGCGCCCCGAGGTGCTGTGCTTTGCCACCGAGTATGGCCAGGCCGGAAACACGTATGACGCGGTGCGTTACATCTGTGCCACGTCGAAGGCGTTGCAGGCTGACTATCCCGGCATCGATGTCGGGTTGACTCGGATCGTGTTGCCGCAGGGCGGGCAGATCACACCTGAGTCTGCGGCTGATTCGTCAAAGGACGGCGGCAAGTCCACGTTTGTGGTGGCTGACGAAACGCACCTGTGGGTGTTGCCGCGGTTGAAGCGGCTGCATCAGGTGGTGCTGCGAAACCTGCTCAAGCGCAAGGTCGCTGCGGGCTGGATGTTTGAGACCACCACGATGTATGCCCCGGGTGAGGGCTCGGTGGCTGAGGGCACGCACGAGTATGCGAAGGCCGTGACTGAGGGCCGTGTGTCTGATGCCGGCCTGCTGTTTGACCACCGGCAGGCGTCGCCTCGCTGGGATGCGTCGAAGAAGCGTGACCGCCTCTCGGGGCTGGCTGAGGTCTATGGGCCGGCGTCTGAGTGGATGAACCTTGAGGCCATCGCGGAATCGTATGACGACCCGCAGACTTCTCCTGCGGAGTGGGAGCGGTATTGGTTCAACCGCCCGGTGTCGCTTCAGGGGCAATGGCTTCCGCAGGCCGCGTGGGATGAGTGCCAGGCGGCGCGGGAGATCCCTGACGGTGAGCGGGTCGTGCTCGCGCTTGACGGCTCCTATTCGCGGGATGCCACAGCTCTTGCCGCGGTGTCGGTGTCGGAGTTCCCGCATGTGCAGCTCGCTGGCGTATGGGAGCGACCACCGGGGGTGACTGACTGGACCGTTCCGATCCTCGATGTTGAGGAGGCGGTCCGAACGGCGTGTCTGCGCTGGCAGGTGGTAGAGATCACCGCTGACCCGCATCTGTGGGCGCGATCTCTGGAGGTGCTGGCGGCTGAGGGCCTGCCGGTCACGGAGTTTCCGCAGTCGGCTGCGCGCATGACGCCTGCGACGCAGCGGTTCACCACGATGGTGCTGGAGCGCCAGATAACCCACAGCGGCGATCCCATACTCACCCGTCATGTGTCCAACGCGGTGCTGAAGTCCGACGCCCGCGGCGTGCGCATTCACAAGGAAACCAAGTCGAGCCCGCGCAAGATTGACGCGGCCGTGGCTTCCATCATGGCCTTGGAACGCGCCATGACATTTCAAGACCAGCCCACCGAGGCTGAGCCGTTCTTCATCGCTTAGGAGTGTTCATGGGCAGCGTCCTTCAAGTGCTCGGGCTGATCGGCGTGACTGCCGGCGCCGCCCTGATTGCGCTGCCCGCTGGGCTCATTGTCGGTGGCATCGCGCTGCTCATGGTCGGCCTGGCACTTGAATCAGTTAGGAAGGGCCGCTGATGCTGGGCAGGCTGCTGGGGCTCGGCTCCGAGGAGCGGGCAATCTCCTACCAATCGCTGTATGCCTCAGGTGCGGACATCGCGTTCCGCACCCCCAGCGGAGTCCCGATGGATCAGGACAAGGCGCTGAAGGTCTCCGCCGTGTACGCCGCGGTGCGGCTGCTATCCGACACGATCTCCACTCTGCCGGTTGACACGTTCATTCGCCGTGACGGCCAGCGGGTGCCGTACCGCCCCCGGCCTGAGTGGGTCTACAACCCCGACGTTGGGACTAGCAAGGACGAGTTTGTTCAGCAGATAATGATATCGCTACTGATGGACGGCAATGCCTTCATCCGCGTGTATCGGGCAACCTCGGGGCCGAATGCTGGGCTGCCGACGGCGCTGGTCGTCCTCGACCCGACAATGATTGAGGTGCGCCGCAACCGCGACGGGCAGATTGAGTACGTCCACAATCACGCCACGGTCATTGACCGACAGGACATGCTCCACATCACCGAGCTGAAGAAGCCCGGAGCGCTGCGTGGCATCAGCCGGATTGACGAGTTGAAGGACACGCTCGGCATGGCTCAGGCCCTGACCGAGTTTGCGTCACGGTTCTTTGGCCAGGGCTCGGTCACGTCGGGCATCATCGAGACCCCAGCGATGATCAGCAAGGAGCAGGCGCTTGATCTGAAGTCTGTGTTTGAGGCGTCGCATCGTGGGCTGGGCCGTTCGCATCGGGTCGGCGTGCTGGGTGGCGGGTCCAAGTTCGTCAAGACCGGTGTTGACCCTGAGCAGGCTCAAATGCTGGAGTCTCGGCAGTTCGCTGTTGAGGAAGTGTGTCGGATCTTCCGCATTCCACCGCACATGCTCCAGATGAACATGCCGGGCTCTATGTCCTATGCCAGCGTTGAGCAGAACGCGATCCAGTTCAGCCAATACACGCTGCGCCCGTATGTGTCAAAGATCGAGACCGCGCTTTCCAGCCTCCTGCCCGGTGATGCGTTCTACCGCATGAACATGGACGGCCTGCTGCGTGGCGACTTCTCCACCCGAATGGCCGGGTATTCCACGGCCGTGCAGATGGGCGCGTTCAGCATCAATGATGTCCGCCGCCTGGAGGATCTGTCACCCGTTGATGGTGGCGACGAGCATCGGGTGCCGTTGGCCAACGTGAACCTGACGGCCGCGAACTTGGTTGAGACCGACCGCCGGGTGATGAACGCGATACGGCTCATCCAGGTGGGCTTTGAGCCCCAGCAGGTACTTGATGTGGTCGGACTTCCGACGATTGACCACACGGGCCTGCCGACCGTCCAGTTGCAGGCCGCGAGCAATTTTGACCCAATGGACCCGGCGGGCGCGTACCCAGTGCGTGATCTTGACCCCGAGGCGTTCGCCGAAGCTATCGGAGCACAGATCCGTGGACTGCCTGCCCCTGTCGTCAACGTGAACGTCCCCGAGCCGCCTGCGAGAAGCAAGCGCATAGAGCGTGACGCGCACGGCAATATCACCGCTGTCGTGGAGGAGTAATGGCGCTCAACACAAATGGCAAGAACGCGCTCGTCGGAGGGCTGACTGGCGTCGCCGCCTACGCGAGCCTGCATACCGCCGAGCCGAATGCCTCTGGCAGCAGCGAGGTCACGGGCGGTTCCTACACCCGTAAATCAATCTCGTGGGCTGCGGCCAGCAACGGCAGCGCCGTATCAAACGCGAACATCGTGTTTGATGTCCCGGCCTCCACCACCATCACCTATATCGGGTATTGGTCGGCATCCACATCAGGCACGTTCTACGGGTCTCGGCAGTTGGACACATCACAGACGTTCTCCAGCGCCGGCACCTACACGATCAGCAGCGGGAACCTGTCTGAGTCTGTGTCATAGCTCATGCCCGGGCTGTTCACGCTTGACAGCGCCACCCTGGGCGTCCTTGATCAGAACGTCCTTGGCGGCGCTGGAACCGGCTATGTCAGCGGCGTAAGCAGCAGCACGGGGGCGGCTACCGGCGCGGTCGGGTATGCGGGCAGCGTGTTCGGCTCCGCAACGTCAAGCGGAGCGGTTGTCGGATATCGACAGGCATCCGGCACGGTTGTCGGATTGAGCGGCAGCGCTGGGCAGGCGACCGGCACGCGGCAGGCCAACGGCTCCGTGCAAGCCGCCACGACGAGCGACGGGTCAGTCGCTGGTCAGGCCGGTCGGGTCGGCAGCGCCACAGGAGAGACAGCAAGCGCAGGAAGTGTCGTCGGCCTTGCGGCTCGAGCCGGCACAGTAACCGGGCTGACATCGGCTGTCGGTGCTGCGTTCGGATATCCGGCGATGACCGGCATCGTCACCTCGACGATAGCCAGTACGGGGACTGCAACCGGAGCTCCAGCCCTGAGTGGTAGTACCACGGGCGACACCACCAGTTCGGGTACGGCGAATGGAACCGGCTCCACGCCCACTCCCCCGGCTCCCGCGCCGGCCCCGTCCGGTGGCCGTCACCGTCCCTACCGGGCCGCCCCGCAGGCCGCCGTAGCGGCGTTTGGCTCGGTCAGCGGACACACACTCACCGTTGCCCACGTTCGCGGCGCTAGGGCCGCGACAGGGCGCGTGGCGGGCAATGGCGTCAGCGCGGGTATCGCCCGAGGCAGAAGCCTGCTGAGCGTTGCCCCTGTCCGGTATGCCACGCACACCAATTATCGCCGCCGCCGCCGCCACGAGGACGACCTGCTCATCATGGAGATGCTCTGATGCCGTACTTCATCACCGATCAGGCATCCGGCTGCTCGGGCTGGGCGACCGTCAAGGATGACGGCGAAGTGATCGGCTGCCACACGACAAAGCAGGCTGCCATCGATCAGATGGTCGCGGTGAGTATCGCGGAAGGCATGGAGCCCGGTGGTGAGCGCGCCGTCACCGTCCCGCAATACGTGAGGGCCGCAGCACAACGTGGCCTTGACCTGCGCCGTGAAGGCTTCGGTGGGGATGGCCTGACGGAGCAGACCGTCCGCGAGGCCCGCCTCATGGCGCGGGGCCAAATGTCCGACGACAAGGTGGTCCGCGCAAATGCGTGGGCTGCCCGCCACGCAGCAGATTTGCAGGCCGATCAGAACACCGACCCCGACCATCCCCGGTGGCCAGGGGCGGGCGCGGTCGCCCACTACCTGTGGGGCATTGACCCTTTGAATCCACAGCCGGCACGCGCATGGCTGGAGCGGCAAGCCGAGCGCATTAGCGGCGAAAGGAACAACATGAGCAAGGTTGAAGTTCGTCAGGTGCAGGTTCAGGATCTTGAGGTCCGTGAGGCTGGCGCCGGCGCGGTGTTCAGCGGGTACGCCGCGGTGTTCAACAGCGACAGCGAGCCCCTCCCGTTCATTGAGCAGATTCGACCCGGGGCGTTCCAGCGCACCCTCGCTGCCCGCAATCAGGTGAAGATGTTCGTGAACCATGACGACACGATGGTGCTTGCCTCGACACGAGCCGGAACCCTTCGCCTTACCGAGGACAACCGTGGCCTGCGGGTTGAGGCTGACCTTCCGGAAACGACATACAGCCGCGACCTAAGCATTCTGATGCGTCGCGGCGACGTGGACTCAATGAGTTTCGGTTTCCATGTCCCCCGCGGTGGGGATGAGTGGAGCGATGACGGCTCCCGCCGGTTCCTCAATGAGATCGCGCTCCGTGAGGTAAGCGTCGTCACCGGCTTCCCCGCATATGAGGCGACCAGCGCCACGATCCGCAAGGCGCAGATCCTCGCCCAGCGCACGAACACCGACGCTGATGCCCTCGCCGATGCCCTCACGGCACTTGAGACAGGCGGGCAACTCACCGACGATCAGGCCAGCCTGCTGGTGGATGTGGTCGAGCGGCAGCGCGTGAAGGCTGACACGGTGGAGAACCCGGCTGATCTGCTGAATGTTCTGCGCGACAAGTTGGAACTGCTTGCCAAGGCGGTGTGACCGCCAGGAGGTAATGGTCTAAGGCCGGTTCGATTCCGGCGACCTCCACCACCAACCGGACACGGAGCCGTGCCGGTTGCCGCGGTAGCGGAGCCGCACCGCATGTCCTCCTGCGTAACACACTCCAATATCTGAAAGAGAGGCAGACAAGTGTCTGACTACATCAAGACTCAGATCGAGGAGCGCGCCAAGGCATACGAGGCGGCCAAGGAAGTCCTTGACCGCGCTGCTGCCGAGGGCCGTTCCCTCGACGCGACCGAGCGGGAATCCGTGGATCGTGCGTTCGCCGACATGGATCGTCGCAAGGCCATCATCGATGACATGCGCGCCCTTGAGGTGCGCGAGCAGGAGATCGCCGCGGCGACCGCTGCTCATGCTGAGGCTCGCGCAGTCTCGGTGCCGGTTGCCGAGCAGACTGACGCGGAGGCCCTCCGCTCACTCGCTCGTGGCGAGGTTCGCTCGCTCACGTTTGAGAAGCGCGATGTCACCAAGTCGTCCACGGGCGCCCCGGTGCCGACGTCGTTCTACGACCGCATCATGGAGCTGGCTCGCTACACCGGCCCCATGCTGGAGGTTGCGACGATCATCAACACCGCTGGTGGCGAGAGCCTCCAGATCCCGCGGACGAACGCTTACAGCACCGGCTCGGTGACCTCTGAGGCGTCCGCTA